AAAAACAAGTAAAAGCGGCATTAGAAACATTGGTGATGTTTCAGACGCTCGTGCAATTGCTGTTGAATTTGGAACAAAAAACCACAATAAAAATGTTGATGTTCGCGGTTTAAGCAAACGCTCTGCATTAGCTATACAACGAGAACTCGGCACAGTTAAAATGCCAGCAAAGCCCTATTTGCGGCCAGCATTAGAAAAAAATTACAAAGCAGTTTCAGAACAGTTGGGTAAAGAAATATCAATTGCTTTAGAAAAATATAAAGCAACAAATGGATCGGGTTCATCATGAGTTTAATTGCGCGTTTAGGTGTAGTTCTTGGTTTAAATTCTTCGGAATTTATAAAAGGCATTGATGATGCCACCAAGAAAACAAAAGAATTTGAATATAACCAGCGCAAACAAATTCGTCTTGCTGAAAAAGCGACTCAAGACATGATGGCAATGGCTGGCCGGGCGGCAATGGGAATGGCCGGGCTTGGTTATTTAATTGGTCAAGCATTTTCAAAAGCCGATGAAATATCAGACACAGCAGCGGCATTTAATCTTACTGTTACATCATTAATTGCAACTCAAGGCGCATTGCAGGCGGCGGGCGGGCAAGCTGATAACGTCACAACTTTATTTGCAAAACTTGCCAGCGTTCAAGAAGATGCTCGCAATGGCAGTGATACTTTGCGGCTTTCATTTACTAAACTTGGAATTTCAGGCGCAGACGTTGACAAGTTAAATCTTGATGAAATGTTTAAGCGTGTCGCTACTGAATTGGCAAAAGTAGAAGATGAAACAAAACGCACAGCTCTTGCTCAGGATTTGCTTGGAAAAGCTGCTAAAGGCGTAGATTGGGGCGGCTTTGTAGATCAATATAAAAATTTTTCTGACCCTGCATTAGTTGCCGCAATCAATGAAAATGCTAGAGCATGGGATAACATTGAAAAATCCATGAAGTCAATTGGGCATATTATTCAATTGATGGTTGCTCCTTTTGCTGCTGTTGTTAATTCTGCTGCTGATTTATTTAAAACATGGAATTCAATTAAAGAAGGCGGTGATGCAAGTATTGATTGGGGGGCAGCAATGGGCGGGATGCCCGGCGAAGAAGGAGCAACAACAGAGCATCAAGGAAAAGGAAAACAGGCAGTTGAGCCTATTGCAAAACCTGCTTCAAAAGGCGCATATAAAGAAGCAAGCGAAAAAGAAAAAGCTGCCGCAAAAAAAGCTGCCGAAGAATTAAAAAAATTATTGGAGCGTAAAGCTAAATTTAATGCAGAATTGAAATATGGCGAAGAAATTCAGCAAGAAAAAATTGGCGCATATTTTCAAGAAGTTTATTTAAATGAAGATTTGCTACAACTAGAAGCTGACAAATATAAAATTACTGTCGATCAATATAATTCCAGAAAAATGGATATTGAGCAGGCGCAAAAATTAATTAAAATTGAAAATGAAGCAAGCGCGGCAAAAATTGCTGCATTGCGTGATTTTGAAAAAGCTTCATCAGAAGATAAACCATTTGCAGAAAAGTTATATCAGCAAAAAATTAAAAATATTGATGAATTAACTTCATTGCAACTTGCCGCAACAAGAGATGTAAACGCAGCAGAAAGAAAGAATTTTGAAAATTCTGTTGAGCGGCAATATAGTTTTGTCGAAGGTTGGAAAAAAGCATATAACGATTACACTTACGAATCTGAAAAAAGTTTTAATGTAGGTGAAAAATCATTTGGCATTGCAATGAACACAATGGAAGATGCTATAACGCAATTTGCAAGAACAGGCAAACTTGCATTTAGTGATTTAGTTGGTTCGATGCTAAAAGAAATGATAATGTTGCAATTGAAAATGCAAGCATCACAGCTTTTTGGATTTTTAAAAAGTGCGGTGGGTATTGTTGATGTTGGTGATTTAGGCTCTGCATCAAGTACATTAGAAGGATTTTCTGGGATGCAATATCCGGGCAAAGCTACTGGCGGTAGCATTGATGGCCCGACATTGGTTGGTGAAAATGGCCCAGAATTATTGATTCCAAATCGTCCCGGAACAATTATTCCAAACGGTGCGTGGCAAGCACAAGTTTCTAATAGTAGCAATGGCATGACAATTAATGGCCCATATATTGCCAGCATGAATGCAATTGATACGCAAAGCGGCATTCAATTTTTAGCTAAAAACAAATCTACAATTTGGGCTTCTTATCAGAGCGCAAATCGCGGAATTCCAGTGTCAAGGTAATTTATGTCATTGCAAACTATTTTGTCAGTTGCCGAATCCGTGAATATCATGGATCACAAATTCGCCGGTCAAATGCTGTCGCGGAATCTTCGCATTAGCACATCGGAAATTTTGACAGTGCAACCTTTTCAATTTTCAATAAAGCCGATGAATTATTTGCTTTATTCAAAAAATAGGGCTGTACTTTCTGCGCTTCGAGTTGCCGATAGAATTACCGAGCAATACTTAAATTTTGGCTCTACCGGATGGGTAAATTATATTGCTTATCAAGGCGATATGACTTCGGTGCAGATTAACTCTGTAACGGTTACATCGGCAACGGCAAATAAAACTATTGTTTTGGGTACTTTGCCTTCCATTTCATCTGCTGCTTATATTGTTCGCGCTGGTGATTTTATTCAAGTTGACCGATATTCATATATTGCAACGGCAGACGTTCAAAGAGGCGCAGGAACCACTGTAAGCGTTCCGGTGCATAGAACGGTACTTACTACTGTATCAACGTCAATCGGGGCCGTGATAGGTCAGTACGGAACAACTACGGCACTCGGCGGGAATACTTATGTCGAAATCACTTTTCCTGTTATTTTGCGTGATTACCCTGCTTACACTTTGGTTCCTATGACTAACGATTCATTCATTTCATGGGATGGTGCATTTGGCGCATACGAGGTTGTCTTGTGAATAATATTCCTCCAGTACAAAATACAAACATTATTCGGTATGCAGATTTTGTAAGAATTACGACCGGCTCGGCTGTTTATCGTTTTGCTACTACGCCAACAGCAATTACCGTTTCTGCCGTAGATGCAAATCCATTTACCGGGCTTGGCAGCTTAGTTAAAGTTGGCTCGGCACAGCGAGATATTAAATCAACGGCAAATGAAACAACGGTAACAATGGTCGGCATTGATACTGCATTGCTGGCTGTGGTTTTGGGCGCACAATTAAAAGGCGCACAGATTGAAATGTGGCATGGCTTCTTTGATGCAAATGGCGTATTGCTGACAACTGGCGGCTCTGGTGGCTTGTATCAATTCTTTAATGGATATATCAACAGTTTTGCTATTTCAGAGCAATTTGTAGAAGAAGCTAGATCGTATGTTGGTACAATTACGGTAAGCGCATCAAGCATTCAATTGATTTTGCAAAACCGTGTTGCTGGCCGATATACGAACAATAATTCATGGACATTTTATAACGCAACAGATTCATCAATGAATCGCGTGAATTTTATTCAAACAATTAATTACCAATTTGGTAAAGGCGCAGCACCAAACTCATAGGATAAAAAATGATAAGACAAGCAAATAAGTTTGATATTTCTGAAATTGTAAGAATGTTAAAAAATTATCGTGAGCAAGCTCCGACACAATTTCTTAAAGAATCAAATAATCAAGAACATATTGAAACATTATTAAGTAATATTATTGCTAGTGCTGGCTTTGTATTGCTGGCAGAAAAAGAAGAATCAATTATCGGCATGATTATTGCCGCTCAACATCCAAATGTATGGAACCCTGAAGCAATGCAAATTAGTGAAATTGCCTATTGGGTAGATGTTGAGCATCGAGGCGGCACTGCTGGTTATCGTTTGCTTAAAGCATATATTCAGCAATGCGAAGAATATAAAAAAGAAGATCGAATTAAATTTTTTGCAATCAGTAAAATGGTAAGTTCGCCGGATTTGGATTATAAAAAATTTGGCTTTTTTAAATTAGAAGAAACATGGATTAAATAAATTATGCCCGGATCAATTATTGCTGCTTATTTTGGGCTTACTGAAATTACTGCTTCAATTGTTGCTTTTGCGATTAATATGGTCGCATCTTCAATTTTATCAAAAGCATTTGCTCCAGATTCAAACCAAAATAATACTTTAGGCGACCAAAGAAATCCGGGTAGCAGAATTCAAATTCCTCCCGCTGGCGACAATAAAATTCCTATTGTTTATGGTTCTGCTTATGTTGGCGGTATTATTACTGATTTGTCTATTACGACAGATAATCAAACACTTTATTATTGTTTAGCACTTGCTGAAGTAACAAACACAAATACAGGATCATCGCCGGATACCTATACATTTGGAAATGTATATTGGGGCGGCAAAAAAGTAATATTTAGCACAACGCCCGGCCAACTTTATAAAGTTACAGGCTTGCTTGATGAATCCACAAATATTACTGACACTACTGTTGCCGGTAAACTTGAGTTTTACTTTTATCGTAATGGTTCGCAAAACCCAACGAATACAGCTTATTATGCTTATTCATCTAATATCATGGCTGATCCAAATCTCACTTATCAGTGGGATTCAACAAAGCTAATGACAAATTGCGCTTTTGTGATTATTAAAATTAAATATTCGCAAACAGCAAATTTGACGGGTATTCAGCAAACTAAATTTCAGATTACTAATTCGCGTTATGCTCCCGGTGATTGCATTAATGATTATTTGCAATCTACTCGGTATGGCGCGGCAATTGCAAGCTCAAATATTGACGCGGCATCATTAACAGCATTAAATGTTTATTCTGCTCAAAATGTTACTTATACAAGTTATGCGGGCGGCATTACTACGCAACCAAGATTTAGATTTGATGGCGTAATTGACCCAACTCAACCAATTATGACAAACTTACAGTACATGGCAACATCATGTGACTGCTTGCTTAAATATAATGAAATTCTTGGCAATTGGGGTGTTATTGTTCAATCAACAACATACTCTATTGCAATGGCTTTAAATGATAGTAATATTCTTGGCCCAATTCAAGTAACGCCATTGGATATTGCTTCATCATTTAATGTTGCCGAAGTTAAGTTTCCAGATAGTACAGCTCAAGACAGTTTTAATTCATCAATTTATGATCTTGCAATTATTGATCCTTCTTTGCTTTATCCTAATGAGCCGGTAAATAAACAATCTATTACTTTGCCGCTGGTTAATAGTTCGGTGCGGGCGCAAATTTTGGCAAATAGATTTTTGAAATCTTGCCGCGAAGATTTGCAAGTGCAATGCGTTATTGATTATGAAGGATTGCAATTAGAAGCTGGTGATATTGTTTCTTTAACAAATGCAAATTATGGATGGACTGCAAAGCTATTTAGAATTTCAAAAGTAATTGAAAATTTTGATGATACTGGAACAATTACTGCCTCATTAACTTTGCAAGAATATAATCCGCTTGTTTATGATGATGCAAATGTAACTGAATTTACGCCTGCGCCAAATACTGGTTTCGGTAACCCGATGGCATGGGGGACATTAACTGCGCCTACAATCGGCGGCTTAAATCCTTCGGGAGTTAATCCATCATTTAGTGCAACAGTTTATATTGCGCCGAATGGAATCACGCAATATGCAGAATTATGGTATTCGGCTTATGCTGCGCCAACCAGCACACAGCGTTATTTTGCTGGTACAACTGCAATTCAAGCTGAAGGCAATCCTTATACGCCAAGTTCTACCACATTAATTACTTTATCTGATATTCCTTCGGGCAACTGGTATTTTTTTACTCGCATGGTTAATAATCTTGGCTCAAGTGATTATTCACCGGCATCAGGATTGCTGCAATGGCGGCCAACAACTTTTACTTATGATTTGCAATATTTAGTTGTTGCTTACGGCGATGATTTAGTTGGTACAAATATTTCCGCATCGCCAATTGGGAAAAATTATTACGGTCTTTATAATTCAGCATCTTCAACTTATAGTGGAGTTGCATCAAATTACACTTGGTATTTAGCACAACCAACATTTGGCACAGCAAATAAACTTTGTTTTATTAATAGAACTGGTCGCAAATTTAGTTTTGGAACAGCTCCGGCTGGCTATGCTTCTGGAACTGCTGCTTATGTGCCGACAACAGTTTTTGATAATTCGCTTTGGTCTGCATTGCCTGATGGAACAAATTATATTGATCTTGATATTCGCACTGGTCAATTAACGCGAACTGGTACAACATCAACAGGCGGCGGTCAATTATCTATTGCCAATAATCCAGATGGCACATTAGTCGGACAGCTAGCGCAATTTCTTGATTTTGGTGGATCGCCAACTTATACAAGCTCAGTTTCTCAATTAACTATTGATATTTATGGCCGAGTTGTTGGATTAATTCCTCCTGATGGTTTTTATTATACAAATTATGATGCTGTTGCCACAGCAGGACAAACAATATTTACGCCAACAGCTCGAGCGGCTGGCTTTATTACTGGTCAAGATTTAGTTTTTAAAAATGGCACTCTTTATTATCCGGGTACTGATTATACTGAAACTGCAACAACAGTAACATTTGCAGTTGCTTGCGCGGCTGGCGATGTTGTTTCAATTATTTCTTTTCGGTCAGTAAGCACTTCAGTATATTATGAAAATCTTGGATTAATATATTCAAGTGGGACAGG